CGGCGATGGTGACGTAGAGCCACGCATCAAGCAGATTGACAATCCCTTGTCTGTACTGCTCGACCCCAATGCGCGCGAAGCTGATTTCTCCGATCAGAAACGCTGCTTTGTGATGGACGTGATGCGCAAGCGGGACTTCGAGAAGAAATATCCGAAGGCTGAGAAGCGAAGTTTCAGCGCAGAGGACATGACGACTGCACCCGATTGGTTCCAGGCTGAGAACATCCTCATCGCTGAGTACTGGCGCATCGACGATTATGATGAGGACGGCAACGGCGGCAAGGTCACACAGTACATCACCAACGGGCTTGAGATTCTCGAACGGACGCCGTGGCCTGGGTCGTGGATTCCGATTATTGCGGCACTGGGCAAGAAGGTTTACAAGCCTGTTGGAAGTGGGATGAAGCTGTTTTACTACTCGCAGATTAGGCTTGCCCGTGGGCCGCAGATGATGCTTGCATACATCGCATCGCAAGAGGCTGAGGAGTTCGGCATGGCACCCCGCGCTCCCTTTGTGGGATACGTTGGGCAGTTCGAGACGGATGCAGATGCATGGGGGACCGTGAATAAGGTTCCACGCGCTTTTCTTCAGGTCGACCCGACAGTTGACGCATCTTCTGGGCAAATCCTTCCTCTGCCCACGCGCCCGTCGTTCATCCCCAACGCTCAAGCCTACGAGATCAGCAAGGAAAGCTGGCGTCGGGCCGTGCAGGCTTCGATGGGCATCACTCCATTACCAACTGCGGCGCAGCGGCAGAATGAGAAGTCTGGAGTCGCGCTAGACAAGATTCAGTCTCAGCAGGCAATTGGATCGTTCCATTTCACTGACAACTTCGACCGGGCTATTGAGAACGCGGGGCGGCAGTTGAATGAGTTGATTACAAATGTGATGGACACTCCCCGACAAGTGGGAGTGAGGCACCCCGACGAATCACATGACCGCCTGCATATTGTCCCTCAAGGTTCTTCGATGCCGCAACCGGAACCCGGCCAGCAACCCATCAGTGAAGATGATGTATTCGATCCAACAAAAGGTGACTTTGACGTAACTATTTCGACCGGAATGAGCTATCAGAGTCAACGGGAAGAGGCGAGTCAGTTTGTCGATACGCTTATTTCTGAGATGGCGAATCTGCCCATCCCCCCGCAGGCCAAAGCTACATTGCTAGCGCGGGCTATTAGCCTCAAGGACATTGGCCCGATTGGTGATGAGATGGCCAAGATCATCGACCCGCAAGGAGATGGGGAACCTGTACCACCCCAAGCGCAGCAGATGATCGCGCAGTTGCAGGAGCAGTTGAAGGCCATCAACGCGGCTGCGCAGCAGTATGAGGGGCAGATTCAGCAGATGACGGCAGAGAAGCAGGCGAAGATAGTTGAGCAGCAAGGCAAACTCGCCCAGATCGCTGCGCAGTCTCAGGCCGACATGGCGCTTGAGGACAAAAAGCTGCTCGCCCAACTTACTATTGCGGAAATTAACACTAAGGCGCAGAATGCGGCAGATAGGGAATCCGACCGCACAGCGCTAGAGGCTCAGTTCCACGACCAGGCGCACGATGTAGCGATGCAGGCGCAGGGAGCGCAACAGCAGCAACAGATTCAAGCACAGCAGGCGCAGAACGCTCAGGGTATGCAATCGCAGCAGGCCGAAACGCAGAGCCAACAGAGCGCCCAGGACGCGCAGCAATCGCAGGATGCACAAGCTCAGCAGCAACAATCCGCTAGCCCGGCGCAAGGGCAGGAGTAATATAAATGGCAGATGCGACGGCAATACTGGAATCGTCACCCGAAGTGGATGTATCACGTGGCCCACTCGTCAATTTGACGCATGAGCAGCGCACAGAATTTCGCGCCACGGGCAAACTGCCCAAGACACAAACCAAGCCGAAAACTGAGAAAGCGGCACCCTCATCCGAGACCCCCAAGGTCGAAAGCGCAGGCGAAGCGGAAACGCCAGACAAGCAGGAGCATGTCGAACGCAAGCCCAAGCAGACAGCGGCAGAACGCATTGCCGAACTGAAAGCAACCATCGCAAAGATTGAAAAGGGCGCAGGAATTAAGACGGAAGCGGAATCGTCACCCGCAAAGCCCGAAGCCAAGCCGCAAGTTGTGGAACCGCAGTATACGCGCCCGAAGCCAAAGCCCGAAGGCAACGGCCCCGATGGAAAGCCTTATGCAACCTATGAGGATTACATTGAGGATTTGTCCGACTGGAAAGGTGAACAGCGCGATGCAAAGAACCAGCGGGAATCCAAGCAACAGGCTCAGGCAAAAGAATTCAATGCGAAGGTGGAAGAGGCCCGTACTCGATATGAAAACTTTGATGAAGTGGTGCAGCCAACCGCTACTGCAATCAACATGGACGCTGGGATTTCACCTGTAATCAAGGAGTTACTCAGCGAATCGGATGTGTTGCCGGACATTCTCTTCACCCTCGGAAGCGATCCCGCAGAACTTGCGAAGTTCGTCAAGATGGCGCGAGAGACACCCGGCAAAGCGCTTCGATACATTGCATTGACGGAAAGCCTCATCACCGAAGAACTGGAAGGCAAAGCAACGCCCAAGGTCGAAGAAGCTCCTGCCAAACCGAAAACCCATGCACCGAGACCACCCTCTGAGGTAGGCGGTAAAGCCGCTGCACCTCCTGACGCGCTGGAATCGGCTGCAAAGGCGAATGACTTCCGCAGCTTTAAGGCTGAAGCCACGCGCCGCGCACTAGCCAAGATGAAGGGCTAGAAAGGTTTTTCAGATGGCGAATCAATTTCTCGACACCAACTGGGTTTCGATGAAGATTCTGTGGATTTTGCAGAATTCTCTCGAAGTCGCCAGCGTTTTCAACACAGAATGGGAGTCTGAATTCGGAAAGAACTTCCCTGTCGGATCGTCCGTGCAGGTGAAACTCCCCCAGCGTTGGCTTGTGACGAATGGCCTCGGCTATCAGCCGCAGGGCATTGCTCGCTTGGCAACTACCATCAACCTAGATCAGATATTCGGCATCCACTTTGAATGGGACTCTTATGAGCGCCTCGTCAAGATGGAGCGTTCGCAGGATGAGTTGGAAGAGCAGTACCTGAAGCCCGCCGCAGTCCAGTTGGCTCAGGAGTGCGATTCTCGCGCTGCCAAGTTCGCCTATCAGAATGCTTCGGGTGTTGTCGGCGTACTCGGCACCAATTCCAGCACGATTGACTTCGCGGCTGCGGCTGACGAGTACCTGTATGAGAAGTCCTGCCCGAAGGGGATCAGGCATCTCATCGTGTCTCCGTCGCAGATGCGCAGCTACGTTGTGCCGAACGTGACGCAGTTCAACCCGGCACCTGAAATCTCCCGCATGTTCCGCACCGGCGTTCTTGGTACGGCGGTTGGATGGGAGTGGTATCGGTCGAACTCGCTCTATAAGCACACGGCAGGTACGGCTGCAATGAGTGGCGTGACCATCACTGGGTCAAACCAGTCTGGCAACGTCCTCAGCGTAACCGGAACCAGCACCCAGACGATCAAGCAGGGGGATAAGTTCTCCATCCTGAACGTCAATGGCGTCAACCCCAGCACTCGGCGTGCGATCACTTCGACTCAGACCTTTACTGTTCTGACCGACGTGACCCTGACTGGCGGGACTGACACCATCAACATCTCCCCGGCGATCTATGGCCCCGGTTCGCAGTATCAGAATGTGGACGCTTTGCCAGTCGATACGGCTGCTTTCACTTTCTGGCCCGGAACCACATCGCCGAGCGGCAAGTCTGGCACCATCGGCCTCGGCCTCTCGAAGTTTGCTTTCGCCATGTCGGGCGGCAAGCTGGAAGTACCGAAGGCTGTGGAACGCGCAGAGCAGACCGAAGATCCGGACACGGGTATTGCGGTTCGCTTCGTCCGTGCATGGGATCAGCGTGAGTCGAAGATGACGAATCGCTTTGACATGTGCCTTGGTTTCGGGAATCTCTACAATGACCAGGGAGCAGTTGCCCTGGCAGGAGCGTAAATCATGGCTACTGGTGGCCCCAACAACACGTCGCCCTCGTACCCCGTCGTTGACTTTGTGCCGCAGAAGAGCTATCCGAGCTTCTCGTCTCTCGTCAATCAGCCCATCATCATCACCTCCAACCTCGCATCGGCGGCTTCTTTCACGGCTGCTCAAGTGCTGGGTGGATTCATCACCTCCAGCAACGCTGCGGCTCAGACGTTGACGCTTCCGACTGCGGCTTTGCTTGTGCCGGCAATCGAAGGCGGTCAGGTCAACTCGTCTATCCGCTTCTTTGTGCAGGCCACAACTGGCACGTCTACTGTCGCGGTAGGCACTGGCGGAACCTTCGCCGCTGGCGCGACGGCAACTGTTGCGGCAGGCAGTCTCCGGGAGCTTCTCCTGGTGATTACGGCGGTCGGAGATTCGCCGGCCTACACCGTCTACAGCCTCGGCACTTCCGTCTACTAACCCAATGGGGGTGCTTTCATAGGCCCCCAGATTTTCAGGAGAATCCATGCCATACGAAATCGACCAAGAGGCACTCGACACCCCCAATTTGAAGATTCTGGACATCAACAAGCCCCCGGTTAAGTCGGTTGCTTATCAGCCATTCCCAAAGATGGTTTACCTCCATCCGAAGGACAAGTCGAAGGAGCATCGCGGCAAGGTTGTGCAGGATGCCGATGAGCTTGAGGCTGCTTTGGCGCAGGGCTACAAACTCAAGCCGCACGTCCCGGTTGCTCCGGTCGAAGATCTGAGTGAGAATTTTGAGGCCGAGATACCTGAGTTGCGTCGTGGGCCTGGCCGTCCACCGAAGGCATCCGAGGCTGCATAATGCCGCTCGTCATAACAGACCAAAACGGGAACCAATACTCGCTAACCGTCAATTCCGCGGATGGCTCGCTAGTCACTGCGCCGATTGTTCCGGTCACTCCATCGACCGGCAACAATAGCATAACGGTAACAGCGCTGGCCATCATCAACGCTGCGGGGCAAGAAATCGGCGCACTGGCAAGCGGTGAGCAGTTCTCTTCCGACGATCAGGCGTGGGTATTGCAGAAGATGCAGCGCCTGATTGATCGTTACAACGCCCGCGCACCGATGGTCTATAACGTGAATTTCAGCCTGTTCAATCTTCCCGCTGGGCCAAACCCCGTGACCATCGGGCCGGGGGCTACATTTGACGTGGGGCAGCGTCCCGTGAGCATCCCCTCCATTGGACTGATCCTTGCGGGTACCCCATCCGTTGAAATCCCACTGAATTGCCGCGATCAGGACTGGTGGGCAAACAACCGCATCAAAGGGCTGACTTCCACCTTGCCGACTGATTACTACTATTCTCCAGATTGGCAGAATGGGGGGATTTACTTCTGGCCGGAGCCAACAGCAAGCTATCAGGTGCGGGTGCAAAGTCGCCTTGTGCTGGGACAGTACACCGGCTATGCGGATTCGTTCACAATGCCCCCTGCCTATTGGGATTTGATCGTTTACGAACTGGCAATCAGTCTCTGCCCTGGATTCCATACGTCGGCAAGCTCCGAACTCATCGCGGGGTACAAAGCTGCGAACAAGGCGGTTCAGGTCAACAATATCTCCTCTCCTCGGCTCGCCAGCGATTCGCCTTCGCAGGGTAGCGGCAGTGGACGTCCTGATTTTAACTTTCTGACGGGATTGAGCCGATGATTCGTGTGCGGGTAGGAGTCACGCCAAGGGCGCAGCCATTCGATGAGTCCATGGACTCGCTGTATGCAGCCATTCGAGCAGCGGAAGCGGCTGGATTTGAAATCGCGCTGGAGAAGATACGCGGCGGGGCACCTGGCTTCCAGAACTGGGGGCCGCTGCTGCACAATACCCTAGAATCCGGCGCAACACATCTATTCCTCGCTGCGGATGATGCTCTCTATCCCACTGACTGCATTGTTCGACTCGTAAATGCGGACAAGGACGTGATTGCAGGAATCTACCGCAAAAACATACTCAAGGAAATCCAACCTGCAACACATGGCGACGGAACGGCTGATACATTCATCAAGAGGCTAAAGGCTGGCGGTCTGTACGAGACACAGTTTTCCTCTTGTCACAGTATGACCGTCAAGCGGCATGTCATCGAGAAGATGATTGCAGACTACCCGGAACTGGCATACAAGCACAACGACCTGACGTATTATGCTCTAGCACTTCCGATGATCCGCAATGGACTATGCTTTCAGGATGATTGGGCGTTTTCACTCCGTGCGCGTCAGAGTGGTTTTACTCTGTGGGACGATTATGGATGCAAGCTCAAGCACTTCTGCTTTGACTTCCTTGGGTTCGAGGCTCTGGAGGCTACGCTGTGAGTAAGTTTAACATGATCGGAGCTTCGTATGCGGCAAGTTCTACAGCCGTGGCGGACGAAGAGACGATCAACTGGTATCCCGAATCAATCGAATCGAAGGGAGCACAGACCGAGGCATCATTCTTTGGGACGCCGGGGCTGCTGACATTCTGCACGTTCGCTAACGGGCCGGTTCGCGGTATCGGATGGACTGGGAATCGCCTGTTTGTTGCATCTGGCGACACGCTGTATGAAGTATTTGCCGATGGGACTTCAACGGCTATCGGGCCGGGAGCATTAGACGCCTTTGGTGGGCCTGTTTCAATCGTGGCAAGTAATATCCAGTTGCTTGTGACGGCTGGGGGCAGGGCATTTTGCTATCCCCTCGTCATCAATCCGTGGGCAAAGTCAACTGCGTACCTCGCCGGAACCTATATTCTTGACGCGGCTGGACACGCACAGCAGGCAACCGCAACCGTATGGACGGCACTCACCCCATACGCAATAGGATTCGAGATCGTCGATTCCAACGGCAATATCCAGAAAGCGGCAACTGCGAAGTGGGCTGCAAACACCGCGTTCAAAGTTGGCGCGGAGATTGTAGACGGCGCGAACCACATCCAGAAGGCAACAGCGGCGGCGTGGGTTGCTTCGACTGACTACGCTCTAAATGCTGAGGTAGTTGACAGCAATGGCAATGTGCAAAAGGCAATTCAGGCGCAGTGGATTGCCAACTATACGGGCACTGTTGGAACACAGATTGTTGATTCAAATGGCAATATCCAGCAGATAACGACAGCCGGTATTTCTGGCGCGACTGTACCTGTTTGGGCGATGACAGGTACGACGACAGACGGAACGATTGTCTGGACATATCAGGGCGTTTGGAGTGGCGACGCGGGAACATCGGGCCTCACTGCCCCAGCATGGGAGACTGGCGCAACGCCTGATGGAACGGGAACACTAGTCTGGATTTACCAGGGCGCATCGGCGGGCAGCGCGGGTATCTCAGGCGGCGGTACTGCCCCCACGTTCAACCATACGGGCGGCACGACCATCGACGGCACTGGAACCCTCATCTGGGCCGATCAGGGGCTTGCAACCGGGGCCGGAACCTCTGGGGCGACTATCCCAACGTGGGGTGTTACTGGCATCACGCCGGATACGGGTTATTTGGTTTGGGTATATCAACAATCATCGAATGGAAATGCTGGCACTTCTGGGAATACACTGCCAACTTTCAGCGAAACCGGAGGCTCTGTAGCAGACGGGGCCGGGACTCTGACGTGGGTTGACAAAGGGCTGCGTTTGATGGATGTGACCAGCCAACTTGCGGGGGCACCGATTAATGCCAGGTATTCCGATGGATATTTCATTGTCATCTTCGCAGACTCAAACAAGTTTCAAATATCGGCTATTTTAGACGGCACAACATGGCCAGGTATTCAGGTCAGCGCCGTCTCTGTCTTTCCAGAGAATATCGTTTCCATCGAAGTGAGCCATCGGGAGCTTTGGGTGTTTGGATCGCAACACGCGCAGCCGTATCAGGATAGCGGCACGGATGAAGTGTTCGACGTAATCCCCGGCGGGTTGATTGAAACAGGTGCAGCGGCTACATTTGGGGTCAACCTGCTCGACAATACCGTCTTCTGGATCAGCGAAGATATACGCGGTGCGCGGCAAGCATGGAGGGCGTACGGCTACACTCCTATGCGTATCTCGACCCATGCGGTTGAAAAGTCTTTGTCGTTGTACACTGAAAATCAGATAGCGAACCTAGTTAGTTACTCCTACCAGGATAGCGGTCATCTGTTCTGGGTGCTTTACATCCCCGGAACCGATTGCACCTGGGTCTATGACGTTGCACAAAGTCTCTGGCACAAGCGGGCAGAATGGCATCCCGATTCTGGATCATACGGGCCGCACCGAAGTTGGAACCATGTATATGCATTCGGTAAGCATCTGGTGGGCGACTGGGAATCTGGCAATTTGTACGAGATGAATCTGGGCTTTCTTGATGAGAATGGGGCTGTGATTCGCAGACTGCGCCGTTCCCCCACAGTGACGAGCGAGATGGAGTGGATTTACCATTCTGAGTTCAATGCAGACTTTGCACCTGGACTCGGCCCGCAACCGCCTCTGACTGATGGGGATGGAAACCCTCGGCCACCGCAAGCAATGCTGCGATGGAGCGACAATCGAGGCTCTACCTGGTCAAATGAGCATGTAGTGGGGTGTGGTTTTGCTGGCGAATATAACACCCGCGTCATCTGGCGACGTTTGGGAAGATCGCGGTATCGTGTTTACGAGTTGGTTGTGAGCGACCCGATCCCCTGGACTTTGGTAGATGCGTACCTGAAAGCCTCATAATGACGACTCCACTCAAACCCGCGAGCACCTTCCTTGCCAGCCGATCTCCCATCGTGGACTCGAACGGCAACACCACGTTTGCTTTTACAAAAGTTTTGCAAGGTTGGGATACTAAACTTAGCAATGGCCTGAATCAACTTGGTCAACTCATCGGTGAAATTAATCCAACAACAGTTATTGCGGGGCGTACTGAGGGAATTGGAACCACAGTCGCTAACATTGACAGCGCGGGAGTGGTTCAATCTACGGGATTAGTTGCTGCCACAGATACAACGCATGGCGCGGTGACTTTACCTTCTGGGGCGACCAGCAATGTCCTTGGCAGCGCAGCGGTGCAACCTACAGGTGCATTCGACGCATCCGGTGCGGCAGCACAAGCGCAGTTGGCAGCGCAGGCATTCGCTTCGACGGCGGCGGCAACCGCGCAGAGCAATGCGGAGGCGTTCGCAAGTGATGCGTCCAATCTCAGCAGCGGTACAGTGCCCCTAGGGCGGCTTCCCGGCCTCACGGTGACCATTGCCACTGCCAAGCTCACCGGAGGCGGCACAGACGGCTCCCAGACGTTCACAAACGGGCTTCTCACATCGCAGGTGGCCGCGACATGACCATAAAGCCGATCAGTATCTTCGTGATTCTCGCCGCATCGAAGCTGATTGCGGAATATGCAGCCGAATGCTCCATTCCCACAATCGGGCCGACCAATCCACAGCATGAACTCTACGGAAAACTGGAGAAAAGTGGTGCTCTGAAGTGTTTTGGGGCATTCGAGGGCGATGAACTTGTGGGTTTCGGCAACGTTCTTGTCTACGTCCTTCCCCACTACGGCAAAACGATTGCAACAGTGGAGAGTCTGTTCGTCGCAGAGTCACATCGTCATCTGTCAACCGGGAAGTCTTTGATGATCTCGATTGAGTCCTACGCGCATGGAACGGGTTGCGCCGGGATTCTCTACAGCGCACCGGCTGGCGGCAAGTTGGAGCAACTGTTGGACACAAAACCAGAATATCAGCGCACGAATGCTGTGTTCTTCAGGGGGCTGCTATGACTCTGGCGATACAAGGAAACGCACTCCCAGCCTCGACAAATGAAACGCTCGCAAAGGTCTACGAAGCAGAAGACTATATCCTCACTCTGCCTCAGATCGAGATTCACACAGAGCATATCCTGCATGGCGGGATGTACGCTCGAACGATTCGGCTTGCCGCTGGGGTTGTTATCACCGGCGCACTCTTCAAAGTCTCGACAATCTTAGTTGTGAACGGTCTCTGCGCGATGTTTGCAGGAGATCACTGGGCGCAACTTGACGGCTTTCAGGTGATGGCCGCGAGTAAGGGGAGAAAGCAAGTTTTTGTGACAAAAGAACCCACTGAAATTACCATGATATTCAGAACGGACGCGAAGACGGTCGAAGATGCAGAAAACGAGTTTACGGATGAGGCGGATAGATTGATGTCCCGCACACAAGATGGCGATGATGTCATAATTGTGACTGGAGAATAAGATGTCTGGAGCCATTTCGGGAACGACGCTTGCAATCATGGGGGGAGTCAGCGCGGCTGCTGGCGTAGGAAGTGCGCTCATCGGTTCGAGTGCTGCGAAGAGTGCCGCTGCTACCCAGGCCCAGGGTGCATTGAGCGCACAGCAACTCCAGGCGCAGGAAGCTCAGAACGCTCTCGATTT